GTCCCCAATATACCAGGGGTTGGCCTTTGGAAGTCGCGTCTCGGAGCTTTAGAGGCGCTTGGCGCAGGAGCCGGGGAGTTTCTTAACCTCGTCTTTGGCGTCAACCCAACTATCAGCGATATGATGTCGTTTGTTAAAGCGACACATAAAGTTGACCGTGCTGTCGACCAGTTCATTCGTGATTCTGGTCGTACAGTTCGTCGGAAGTATTATTTCCCCAAGGAAAGAAGCGAGACAGAGACTGTACTTCCGGCTACAAGCTATTCTCCGGTCGGGCAGATTGTGCCCAGCGGAAATTGCTTTTACCCGGATGTCTCTTACGCTTTCCCTGGCTATGAGACCATACGTCGTCGTGTCGTTGAACGTGAAACATGGTTCAGCGGGGCCTTTACCTACCACATCCCTGACTGGTACGAGACCGGTAACAGGGAAGATAGGATAAGGCTCACGGCTAAGCTCCTCGGAGCCGAACCGGACATTCAGACATTATGGCAACTCACGCCATGGAGCTGGGCCGTTGACTGGGTTGTGAACGCAGGTTCATTCGTTAAGAACCTGCAATCACTCGTCAGTTACGGAACGGTTCTGCGCTATGGGTACATCATGGAGACTACTACCGTGACGGACACCTATAGTGCAGGGGCTCGGGTTTACACACCTAGTGGACCCGATTTGGTGGCTTTTAATCCACCATACCCCGCCGTGCATCCCGTGACAGTAAGGAATACTGTCAAGAAAAGGATCCAGGCGAACCCCTTCGGATTTGGCATCAGCTGGGACGGACTCTCGACCGTCCAGCAGGCCATTGTAGCGGCTCTNGGAATTACCAGAGTCGTGCGGTAGGTTCACTGCCCACCAACGTAAAGGAGCACGTCGATGTTCACTGACCCACTGAGCCTTACTCCCGGTGCGTCGTTCGACGCTGGCGCCGTTTCGCTTCCCCGCGTTTCTCAGCAGGGATCGATTTCGGTGTACCAGGCCGGACCTCTCACCGTGAATTCAGGCTCTCTCCTCAAGGTTACGGCTTCCCATCAATATGGAAGGCGTATCCGGAGGGTCCTTCGCTGTGATTACAGCGACAATGCGGGTTCTACACTCGTATCCGG